CACCAGCAAGTGTAGTACCTGTTGAAAATGTTTGTGCCATTACAACTTGTCCTGTATTTTTTACATCTGAACCTAAAGTAGTTCCAGTTGTTTCTTTAATTATTCCAGCTTTAATTGGGCCAGAAAATGTTGTTGTTCCCATATGTCTACCTCCTTAGTAGTCTGCTTTCGCAGTCGTGTGGGGTAATGTTAAAATATTAGGCGTATTGCTACGCCTAATATTAATTGTTTACTATGCTACGCCTTCAGATCCGTATACACCTCTCCAGTCTGTAAAACCGAAGCTGTATCTTTCTCTGCATTTGTATCTTAAATTACCAGTTTCAAAATCGCCTTCAACAGCTTTTTTAATTGGTGATCTAACAAAGTGTTTCATTCCATCTGGACAATCAGTTAGGATAAAATACTGATCAGGGTTAGTAAATCTTTGATTTACTACTACACCTTCAGGTATCATACCCATGTTTCTCATTGCATTGATATCGTTGTCAGCAGTACCAGGTCTTAAATTAGACTTGATAATTCTTTCAGCAACGAACACCAATTGAGGTGGAACTGCAAGTTTTCTTCCTGATAAAGCAATAGGTATACTTCTATCATCTACAGCAGTTGAGATTTGAACTAAAATTGTCTCTAAAGACGTTTCAGATAAATCCGCAGGTGTGCCTAGGATGTTAGATGCTGAGCCACCACCGCCAAGAGGATGAGAGCCGTCAAGTAAAGCTTGGCCGTCTCCTCCCAATGAAGTAGTTGTTGCAGTATTGAAGATATTTGCACCTTTTATCTCTTTAGTTTGTTGCATTGATCTTGCTAGTGCTCTTGCGTATTTAGCGCCTAGAGAACCGTACAAGCCATCTTCCTCAGCTTCTTCTGTTATTGCAAAAGCTAAAGCGACAGTTTCATGCACATATCTTGAGACAAAGCCTTCTCTGCCAGAATCATAATTGATCATGGCACCTTCAGCTTTAGTTGGTGCAGCACCGAATCCGATCATTTGTACATCTTCTTCGAATGCTTTCATTGATTGCTCTGTAGAATATAATGATCTCCATTGCTCTGGATATCTTTCATATTCCATACCAAACACGGTGTTTAAACCTAGATTGAGCTGTTTGGTAAAAAGTGCTCTATTTAAAGCCATTTTTTAACTCCTATTGTTAAGGTTAAACGCCAGCATTCTGAGTACCATATAGAGATAGATTTATTACAACCTCTACATCAGCATCAGCGCCCACCGCATTATTAGGATAATCAATTAATCTTAATACTCTCAAAACTTTTGCAGTTGCTGCAAGAGTTGAGATAAGTAATTCATCAGTTGAATGTCCGTATGTTGAATTATAAGTTCCAATAGTTACATTTGCAAGTTCGCCAACATTGGCTGCTGCAAAAGTTCCATTACATTGAACCCTATATGTTATATTTGGATCATCGTACACATAAGCTTTAGCGTTAGCCGAAGCATTTGTTACTGTACCATTGTCCCAAACTTTCTTAAATTTAACAGAACCGTCTGTCGCTATATACTCAACGCCATAAAAAACACCTAAAGCTACTCCGCCTGTTGTGCCTCTTATAACTGTACCATCAGTATGTAATGTTACAAGATCACCAGCTGCAATATTTGCCGCATAGGCACTTGCAATTGGATATTCGTTGGGTCTAATAACGCCGCCCGTTAAATGTCTTAATGGTGTAAAACCATTAGCTGCATCTACGTTTGCCATTTTTATTTCCTTTTGTTAGTTTGTTAACTGCCGTCCGAACTAACTCTAGATTTAAAAGTCCTTTGGATAGGTGAACCTGGTGTTTCAGCTCTGTTCATGTCCTGCTCAACTGACTGCATTAAATTATTAGTCATTTGTGCATAGTAATCATTTCTTTGATTAACCATTTCTTCAGGCATTTCGCAAAGTACCATTCCTTCTATTCCAATATGCCCAGTGAATCTGCCATGTTCTATCGTTGGAAAATGTTGACCATCTTTGACAGTTTTAATGTCTCGGGGTTGCCAACCTTCTCTCAACCGTTTAGCTACATTCGTAGGCGTTTCCTGTCCTAACACCATAGTTGCTACCCATCTCTGAGCATAACCAGGTCTTGGTTCAGGCGCTTCTAATAAGTTACTCGGTCGCCATTTTGAAACCATTGTAGATTTTTCTACTCTAGTTTCATTGTTTATTTTATTATCTTTATTCATAATGTCAGGCTCCTTTCTATTGTCCTGTGTCGCTAAAGCTTTTTACTTCTTTAGCAAATCGTTTTAGTGCCACTTCATCACTGATGTCTATACCAAAAGTTTTAGCAGTTGATAAATCATCAGAGGTTAGTTTAACTCTATTACCAGATGTTCCTTTTTTACGAGAAACTCCAGCAACTGG